TAGCACACCGTCTACGTCTGTTAATATAATTCTATTTGATGTCGGCATCTTCCATGCCAGCTACTCTCAGTTTTACAATGTTTGTGATCTGCCATTGTTTTTGATCTAAACCTTTAGTAATGCCTAGCCATTGATTTCTTAATAATGCAAATTCATTAATTATTTTTTCCATATCTACAACATCTTGTTCACCATCTGTGTATTTTTCAGCGTCTCTGCTAGATAATGCTCTGTTGTAATTTTCTAAAAATTTTTTAAATGATTTTGATCTTGTTCTACGTAATTCAATATTTAAATAATTTAGTATGGCTTCAATTTGTTGTAATTGATTAAATCTTTGTTCAACGATGCCAGGAAGTGCCGCTGAGGCTTTTTCAAGATTACCGTAAATTCTTATTTCTTTTTTAGCGTTTTGTAATTCTTGATCGTAAAATGTTATGCAGTCTGGAATGCGTGCTAAATTTCTACTTACTTCACTGTACCAATTAGTTGTCATCATATCGATCGCTGTAATCCTCTTCGTCGTCTTCGTATTCCTCAAAAACTGTGTTCACCGCTTCTTCTAGCTTTGGATCATATTCACCAATTGCTTTAATTTCATCATGTTCAACACCTATGTCGTCTAAGCATTTGACAAAGTCAATAGCGGCATCTGCCTTTTGTTTTTCTGGAATAAAATGAACAACAGAGTTCCACAAACGTTCAATATCTTCTTGGGTCATTTCTACCATTATTTTTCCTTAGGTTGGTCTACTGCTAATTTATCAAAATCTTGCATTAGCATATCTAATTTATCTCCAACCCAGGCTTTTCTGAACTCAATGTGTTCTTTTCCTGCTGAATCAATATATTTTAATCTATTTCCTTGTTGTGTTAATACACCTTTTTTCTCAAATAAGTCAACAAGTCCACTGTATGGATCCATACCTGTGTCATAAGGAATCTTGACTTGCACTCCTTCAAATGGTTTTGCGTATCTTGTCTTCATTACTTTGCAAGCGGCCCTGATACCTCGTACGTCTGTGACTTTATTTCCTTTTTCATCTTCTTTTAATTTTAATTTCTTCATTGCAACAACAATACTTGACGCATATATAAATCCTTGACCACCCGATATTTTATCGTCAGGATCAAACATATCTTGCGATGCATATGTATGATTAGTTGCTATTAGTCCAACATTCCATGAACCAAACATGTTAACACAGTTTCTTACAAGTGCTGTCAATGCTTTAGGCTTACGACCTAGATCACCTTTCATTTCACCTGCTTCAAACTGATTAACGTCTGTTGGAGTAAGCATCATTCCTAGTGAATCAATTACAAATAGTACCTTTGGTGCACCTTCTTTGTTGTCTGCATGTTGTTCCTTGTAGCCTTTCATAAACTCGCTTACAGTCTTTGCAACGTCATCTACCATAGACATGTTTAATTTTAAAAGTTTATCGTCTGTTGTGTCTACTTTAAGTGCTTGTAACCATTGCTCATCCAAAGCGTTCTCAGTATCGATTAGAATAACAAATATACCTTGTTCTTGTGCATTCTTTATAATGTTTCCAGATGCGATGTAACTTTTACCTGCACCAGACTCACCAGCAAGCACTGTGACTTTGCCTAACGGAATACCTTTATGGAAATTGCCAGTCATAAGATAGTTCAATGCATAGTTGCCTGTTGATATCCAGTCTGTAGGATCGTTGAATCCTATTCCTAATCCTTGAATTGATTTTGTAATACTCTTTCTAAATTTTGTTGCGTCAAATACTTTTGTCATAATATCCTTTATTATAATACACAAGGCCTTAACTGTCAATAATTAAGGCCTTGGTAAATGTCAGATTATTTTGCTTGTCTCGATCTTATCAGTTTCAAAATATCTTCTGCTCTTTTAGCACTATCTGTACTTGGTTGTGCTGGAGCAGTAGTTTCTGCTACTGGTTTAGTTTCTTCATGAGTGTGTGGTTTATCACCATCTGCATGACTATGAGTTGTACCGTTGTCATGTGTATGTTCAACTGTGGTAGGTTTGTCTGCTTGTGGTAAACTTACCTGACTTACTTGACTTGCTTGTACTCCTGCTGGTCTAAAGTATTGTCCATACTTCTCAAGATCATATGCCTCACCGTCCACAGATTTTTCAAATAATTCCTTAATTATTTTAACTTCTGCTTCAGTAGGTTCTTTTGGTCTAAAGTCATTTAGATTATGTAATCCAAATTTTTCAACTGCACTTCTTTCTGCTTCGTCAAGTGCTCTTTCTCTTCTTGACCATTTTGATGTTGAGTAATCAGCATAGCCACCTTTAGTTGCTTTTGTGATTCTAAAATCAACACCTCTCACACTGTCAGTTGGCAATTCTTCCATTTCTGGATCCAGTAATGCCGCTCTGATTATGTTAAAGATTTGAGGACCAATTATAAATCTTCTAATTGGATTCTCTGGTGTTGTGTCCTCTGCTAATGGATTTGTTGTAACAAAACCTTGGAAAATATAACTTTTCTTTTTCCAATATTTTCTGCCCATGTCTTCCATGCTTTTGTCTTTGAACCATGGTCTAACCTCTGTTAGTACTGGACAAGTTTTGCCATACATCTCCATACAAGGAACTTGTACAGTAACTGGTCTTGAATCAGTCTGACCTTTGATGCCTGCAAAAGGCAGTTTGATCATGTTCCTTTCAGTCCAGAAAAATGTATTGTTTGTGTCCTTATCTGGTAAAAATCTAAGAACTGCTTCGTCGCCTTCTTTGATATTCCAGTGTGGATAAATGGCGTTGTCTCCGCCTGTTGATGAACCTGAGCGATTAGGTTCCTGTGATTTCAGTTTCGCTCTTATTTCAGCCAATGTAGCCATAATGTAAGCCTCCTATTTGTGCCTATGTTTGTTTTGCCTAAATGTATATTAGACATATAGTACATAATATACAACTATATTTATCTAATGTCTACTACTATTATTGGTAAAATGAAAGTGATTTGATTCTGTCTAATTCTGGATTAGATTCTTTGACTGGATTTTTTAATTTGTCAAAATTCTTTGCTAGGTATTGCATTGCCGTTTTTGCATCACCTGTTTTAAAAACTTCTTTTCCGTCTTTGTCTAGCACAGCATTGACTGTTTTGCCATCATCACCTTTGTACATCGACACATATGGTTTGATATCTTCAAAAGTCAAGCCTTCTAGTTGATTTTCTGTTTTGTCTGTGTATCTTTTATCACCAGCTTTCATTCTCTGAAACGCAGGAGTATTAAGGTCCTTGTCTGCTTTAGACACCGACATTGGTTTCATTGTTGCTAGATAACCTTCCTGATCACCATAAACTTTTTTAAATGTTTCTGGATCATGATCTGCTAATTTTTTCATTACAAACTCTCTTGGAGCAGTATCTTGCTTGTAAATATATTTTCCAAATTCATCTAGATCGCCTGCATCCAGTAAGTCTGCGGATTTTTTGAATACTTCAGCATCCATTGACTCTGGATCATCCATACCTGCTTTTCGAATCATTCTTGATGCAAGTGTAGATCCTTTATCTTCTTCAACTTGATCAATATTTTCAACCCATGATTCAAATTGTTCTGTTTCTTTTGCTTTGCCTTTTATGTCTTTTTTAGGATTGTAATCTGCAGGATCCATTCTTATTTCATCAGCAAAGCCAGGATCTTTTTGCATTTTTTTGTAGTCATCAATATATCTTTTGGCAAGTTGAATTGCAATTTTTTTATTTTTAATGTAGTCCGGTGTTGGTTTGAAAGCGGCAGACTTTTCTTGGTCTAGTCCATCTGCGACTCTAGATGCAAAGTTAGCTATTCTATCCTCTTCGCCTGATTTAGTTAACATTCTTTCTGCTATGTCAGACATGATTGAACTTAACATTGTGTTCTTGTCTTTGAATTTTGTAACTGTCAAAAGTTTATCTGCTGATGCATCTTTACGTAGCACTAATTTGTTGTCTGGATCTGTTAAGAAACTTGTGACAATACCACCGTGGTCAACTGGTGGTTCAATTGGTGCATCAATTGGTTCTGCATCTGGTTCTAATTCGTTAACTTGATCTTCTTTTTGAATCAGGTCTTTGTTTTCATCCCAGATCATTGCAAGTGTTTCTTGTTCGTCACCTTTTTCTAATTCTAAGTAATTCATGTCCTTAATGTACATGGTTTCATCAGTTTCTCTGTTGTGAATTGTTACGTTGACTTGCATTGTGCCCATTGCACCTGTGCCTGATCCACGTTCTGCTTTGTAGCCATACTTGCCACCTTGTGGATAATCAAAACCTTCTTTACCGCCTTCGTCTACTTGCTCTTCTTTAGGTGCGTTTTCTAATTCACTCATAATTTTGTGTATGATTGGTAATGCTTCTTCTACTCTTGAATCTAAGTTTCGCATTGTAAATTTATCTTTGTATGTGTTTGCAGTTTC